TAGGATTTGTTGAGGCCCCAGCAAGTCCAGATGCATCTACAACTTCAGCTGCAGTTCCGTTTGTTCCAGTAATAAGAACAAGAACTACTGTTTCAAAATCTGTATCTTTTAGATTTCTTACTGTAAAGGCCATATTACTTTCCTATTGTTAACATTTCTCTTTCAAAGTAATTCATCAATTCTTTGTTTGTTACTTTGTGTTTCTTAGAAACTGAATTAATATTGTTCTCAAAACTATTTATAAAATCTGAAGAGTTAGAATCCATTTTATTGAATATTTCATCAACTGCCTTCTTCATTTTAGGAGTCAGTTTTTTATATTCTTTACTTCTTTTATGTTCGTCTTTTTCTATTATTTTAGAATAAAAACTATCAAACTTCATCGTCCCCTACCTCTGGTATATGTGATGTAACCATATCTTTTGAAATAGTTTGTCTTTCTTTTTCTAAAGTTTCCCCAACTTTATCAGACATAATATCTTTAAAATCAGACTCTGATTCTAAATTATTTCCGTTAACTATATTATCAACCATTGATTTTATTTTTTCCTGGCTCATTACCATCTCCTTTTTGTTCAAAGTTATTATCGCCATCTTCTTCGTTGTCGTCACCCTCACTATCCATTTGTTTTTGCATCTCACCTATCTCATCATCTGTTAGGTGTAATACATTTTTCTTTACCCACTCTTTAGAGAAATATGTACCAACATAGTTTTCTACTTGTGATAACATTTCTAATCTCTCTTTAAGTAGTTCTGCATTTTTTAATTCTGTAAAGTTGTTATCTTGTAAGAAATCAAACTGTATATGTTCAGACATTTGTTTCCATTCTTCTTCTGCAATAACACCAGTAAGAATTAATTGTGTTCTAAGTAAATCATTAAAGATTACTGAGAATTTTTTTCTTAACTTACCTACAAATTTAGTAAATTTTAATTCATCTCTTGTAATCTCTGTTGACCTACCTAACGAAAAGTTTTGTTCTGCTTCTAATCTTGAGATAGGAACATTTAATGAACGATACAACTTTCTTTGAAAGTATGTAATATCATCTATCTCACCAAGATTTGCACCACCAGGCAGTGTAGTAATCTCTGTACCTCTACCACCTTCTCTTCTTGGTAACCAGAAATCTTCTAACATAGACATATGATTTCTATCGTCACGAATCTCACCAGTAGATGCATCATATACCAGTTTGTTACGATAACGATTCATAACATCTTTTAGATATTGTTCTGCTTTTATTTTAGGTAAATTACCTACATCAATATAAAATATTCTTCTTTCTGGAGCTCTTGATATTCTATAAATTACCACAGAGTCCTCAATCATTCTTAATTGATTTACTGGTTTGATTGCTTTATTAAGATACGATAATACAGTACCTTTGTGCATATCAATAAGTCCAGATGGACAATATGCGATTGAATCAAATGTTAATTTAACACCAGTAGAAGTATTATTTACTTGATGTCCGTGTTGATTATATATGTAAAACTCTTTAAACTTTTTTACAACATCAACTTGACCCTTTCTACCAGTTTGCACTTCTCTAACTTTTTTAATTTTTCTAGGGTCTATATAACGAAGTTGTTGAATACCTTTTCTAGGATTTTGTGAATCAATAACTTTGTGATAGAATATTCTTCCATCTACATACCATCTTCTAAAAATATCGTGTGCTTTATTATTAAAATCTAATAATTGAAGAATTCTTTCAAACTCTTCTTTTATTCTTTTTTTAATTGTAGCAGAAACTTGTAAATTATCTAATGCGATAGATATACACATATCTTTTTCATCAGATGCGATTGCTTCACTTACGATATCTTCTATTGCACTATCACACTCTGGTTGTATTGCAATATCTCTATATCTTCGGATTAAATCATCTTCTGTGCGTGAACGACCATCTGTATCTAGGATTGTGGAATAGAAACCACCACCAGATATATCGTATGTACCATCATCAGTAGCTGGAGGCGTTACTGCCCCCAACTCCTTTTCTTTTCTTTTTATTTCAAAACCAAAAAACTCAGCCATTATCTACAACTCCTTTATATTGTTATATTTATAGAGTTATAAATTGATGCCTGTGACTCTGAATGTGTCATATCTCCAAGTAATATCAAACTGTTCAATAGCATCGTTAGTATCGTATGCAAGTTCTATTGCACCTAACGCTTGAGGATAACAACCTTCAAGAACATATTGATGAAGAATTGTATCGTCTCTATCTAATTGTTGAACAATCATATCTACTCTGTAATCTGCTGGGTTGGTTGCACCAGTATTATTAACTAAGTCATTAATACCGTTCATCCATCTTTCAACTTCTCTACGAACTCCAAAATCTGTATCGTTAAATACAGAAGTAGTCCATACTTCAAAAGTTCTTTCACCAGCAACATAAAGTTGTCTACCTCTGAATGGAATTGCAATTTCAGCAAGTGTTTGACCAGGCAAAGATGCTGACCTACACAGAAATGCAAACTGTTCAGTATTGATAGCTGCAGTTACTTGTCCGACTGGAGGAGGTAATATTACCCTAAACTGATTGGCACGAGCACCACCACCAGCAAGTCTTGATTTAAAGTCATTAATATTTGCCATCTAATTACCCTCCTATCTCTGTAAACGCAACACCAGTTCTTACAGCGACAAAGTTAAGAGTGATAAAGTTGATAGACCTTGTTGGTTTGACAAAAATGTCAGCAATAAATTCATTTCTATCAATGACTTCACCAGTGTTATTTGTTTCATCTGCAACTACTTTAAAGTCAGTAATACCTCTTCGTCCTTGAATCTCTCTCAAGAAAGGTTCTACTAAATTTTTAAACTGAGCTCTTGTAAATTCATCATTGAACTCAAATAGTTGGAACTTAGCTGCAGTTGCGATTGCTTTTTCAAGAATAATGAATAGTCTTCTAACATTAATTCTATCAAACGCACTTGGTTTTGCAAGAGCAGTCTTATCACCAAACAACACAGTTCCTTGCCCAGGAAATGAGTTAACTGGATTAATTCTTGCTTTATATAATGTATCTCTTTGGTCTTTATTAGGTTCGTATGCAAGTTTAACTGCACCTCTAATTTGACCTCTGGTAAATCCAGCAGGAGAGAAAAACGCATCTGCAACAGATTCAGTAAATGCAGTTACACCAGCAATATCACCGTTCAATGGTACATATCTGAATACATCATTGAATCTATCATATTGGTATTTGTAACCACTATCAAAAACTGCAAATGATGTACTTGGAAGTAAATCAAAAAAGTTTTTAACTTGAGAGGTTTGTGAATTAGAATCTGCAACACCTACAACATCACTTCTTTCTGGAGAAATAAAGACTAATGCATCTTTTCTTTTCTCAACAATAGTAATTAAGTTTGTTGCAAGAGTTGAACTTGCTTTTGCAGCCATAATTAAATTTACATCAACTGCTTCACCGTCATCAAATCTTCCGTATGCAGTAAGTTGTTCACCGTCTGTAACAGCATAATCGTCTGTTCCATTTGCAAGTGTAGACCTATCTACATTTTCTACACCTCCACTTAGTGAATTAAAAGCAGTTACTCCTTGTACTGATGAATCAGAAACTAGAGCTTGACCCCAGTCACCAGAACCATCAATAGCAGAAGTCGGATGGTCACCCCAATATACAAATTTAGAATCTCTGTAAATTACATCTGGATAAAAATTTGAATTACCTTGAGGTGTAGTTGCTTCTGAGTGTTTAGATACAAATGCAAATGTTTCTAGTACAGAGTTTAATCTCTCACCAGCAACATCGTTATCAAAACCAGTTTGTTTACCAGTTGAGTCATATACAACTATGTGTATTTCGTCATTTGTAACACCCCTTGCAGTTGCAAATTCAGATGTGCCTGGAGCTGTATCAAATAAGTCTGCAAATCTCCAGAATCTTTTTATATGTGAATTATCTGCTAAATCTGCAATTAATCCACCACCAGCAGGGTCATCTAACTGTCTTATTGTTATAGTTTCAGCACTTGTATCAGTTGAAACAATTTCGTATTTTTGTGCTTCATGTCCAGTTGCAAAAGTTGTTGCTCCCGATGTGGTATAAAATTCTATTACCTCACCAGCTTGAAAATCAGTTGCATCAATAGGATCAACTGTAATTGTGTTTTCACCAGCACTTGCACTTGCATCGTTCACAAGTTTTGTTGATACTGTTGAAAAATTACCATTATCACATATGTCTATTTTAATTCCGTTTGCGTGTGTTCCAGCAGTTCTTGCTGACCAAGTACCGTGAGTACCTTGACCGTCTCTGAAAGACTCTTCGTAATGCAAAGTGTTTCTGATTAAAACACCAGAACCACCAGAAGATGCATTTTTAATTGTGCTTTCAGTTCTTACAACTCTTAGTGAATTTGAATACTGTAAAAAGTTTGCAGCTGTGAAAAAATACTCAAAGTTACTTGCATTTGGTTTACCAAACACTTCAACGAGTTGTTTTTCTGAACTGATACTTGTTATTTCACTTACTGGCCCTTTTTCAAAGGGGCCACAAACAGCACCAATAGTTGTAGAAACGGCAGGAACGATATTCGTTAGGTCAACTTCTTTGACTTCCACGCCTGGAGAAACTTGAAATCCCATATTTCTACTCCTTATATAGTTTTATTAATCTACTACAATTATATTTATAAAAAATCATTTTTTGTATGTTTGTTTTTATACCAAGTCTAAATATAAATATGAGTGAGCATTATCAAAAATACCGTAATACTATACGAAAAGTTGCACGAAGACATCGTAGATTAAAAGATAAATGGATTAACGAACAGTTAAGAGATAAGTCTTGTAAATATTGTGGTGAATCTGAAATAATTGTGTTAAAGTTTTATCCAGATGATAGAAAAATTCGTGCAGATTCTAAAAAGAAAAGTTTAAAAAAAGATACTAGAAAATTGTTATTAGAACAAATAGATAACAATGTAATAGTTTGTCATAATTGTTTTTTGAAAAAAGATAATGATTTAATTGATGAAGATGCATTTACCAATTTGTATCATACTTCCTAACAACTGGTGTCCATCTTTCACCATATTCATCTACTTGTGGTATAGGGTCATCAATACCGTTATCTAAAAATCCAAATGGTGCAAGGTCTTGTTCTAACTGATTTTGACTTTCTGCAAACAATTTAGCTCTAACATCACTATCAGTAAGTTCTTTAAAATAAGTTTGTCCAGATAACCACGCAAACAATACACAACACATCATTAAATCATCGTGGTGTCCTTCTTCTGCTTGATATGACTGTCCGTGAAGAACAAATGAAGACATCTCTGCAACTATATCGTAATCTTCTAATATAATCTTATTAGACTCTACCATTGTTTTTAGATTAGAACAACCGATTTTTTTGACTGCTTTAGTTGTTCTCACACCAAGTTGTGATTTACCACCACTAAATCCACCACCAACTATTTGACCAGCACGACCTCTCATACTTGCCATAATTAAATTATCATACTCTAAATCAAACTGAAGTGCATTTGCAACTTGGTCACCTATATCATTTACTTCTACTAAAACAAATGCTTGATTGTATGCAAGTGCAACATCTTTAATAATATTAGGAAATAACATAGGTTTTATTTCATTGTTTTTATATTTTGCAACCATACGATATGGTAGTTTAGATACATCAACAACTATGAACGCAGATGCATCACCTTGAATACCTCTAGCTACATCTGCAACAATTACATATGTTCTACCTTTTTTAGGTTTTTCATACACATCAAGACCAGCATTTGATGTTAAAGGTGTTCTTAATGGTATTGTTTTTATTTTAGATGCACTTATTAAAGTATTGGTAGAACCTAAAAACTCACACTCAAATTCTTTTTGAAACTGTGCTTCACTTGTATTCGCAATCGTTTCTTTTTTCCATTTTTCATCTCTGCCTGGAACTTCAGACCAATGAACTTCTATCGGTACATAAGTATTCTTTTTTGTTTCTGCATCTGTCCATAGTTTATAATACATATTCATACCGTTTGGTGTTGATACGATAATAACTTTTGTAGATTGACCAGATGATATTGTAGGATAAACTGAACTAAAAAACTCTTCTGCAATGTTTGTAGGTACAAACGCAAACTCATCTAAAAATATCATATTGTATGAACCACCACGAACTGCACTTGATGATGTTGAAGCTGCAACTATGCGTGAACCATTTTCTAATTCTAAACTACCTTTGTTCCACGATAATATTCCTTGTTGTAACCATTTAGGTAAATGTTCATATGCAAGTTGTAATCTAGATAGAATATCTCTTGCAGTTGCAGCTTT